CACCCGAGCCGGCCCGGTCTTGGACAGCCGAGGCCGGCCGTTCAGGCTGGTGCCGGACTGGCGCTGTACGGGCACCAGGCCCAGATAGGCCGCCAACGCCTGCGGCGATTCAATGCGCCGGTTGCGGCTGACCGGCTCGACCTGAGCCGGCGCCACGATGATTTGAGACGGTTTCACCAGCTCGAACTCGACATGAGGCTGATCCCCGGCCTTGTAGCGCAGCGGGTGCTCTCCAATATCAAGCTGGCACTCGACGGCATGCTGCAGCAGCTTCAGCATGGCCATGCCTTGCTCGGCCGGCATGAGCAGCCGCGCGTAGCCGATGGTGACCAGGCACGGCTGGGGGGGGGATTTGCGGGTCGCCATGACTACACCGCCGCCAGATCCAGCGCGACGGCCTGGTACTGGTCGCCGTCGCCGATGCGCTTGTAGACGCGGATGTACACGGCCGTGCCGGCGGTCTGGATCGAGTCCTTCAGCGCCTCCATCGCGCGCTGCCAGTCCTCATCCTTGATTTCCAGGCGCAGCAGCTCCAGCACGGCGGCCGTCTTGATCTGGCCCTTGCTGTCGGTGCGGAACGCCCGGTCCACCAGCACGCGGATGTTGGCGTTGGCGCCCTCGCTCCAGCGCGTGATGCACTGGTTGATAAGCGCCTTTGCCGCTTCCAGCTCCTCGGTGAAGCACACGCGCTCGGCGTAGCTGCGCTGCACCTTGTAGGCGCCGTCGTAGGTCGCGGCCGTCACGTTGCCCTTCTCGCCGCCCAGCTTCACGCCGTAGCGGTCGCCCGCGATGCTGACCAGGTCGGCGATGTCGCCCAGGGCCTTCTTCTTGAAGGCGCGCAGCCTGGCGTTCAGTTCCTCGGCCTCGGCGGCCAGCTCGCGCGCGACCTGGTCGCGCATCTTGTCGTGCTCGCGCACCTGGTCCTCGGGGACCAGGTGGCCGGCCGCGTTGCGCATGTAGCCGGGGGGGATGGTGGTGTCGGTAGTACCCATGGTTACTCCTTGGATGTGGTTGTGGTTGTCAGCAGATGCGCCGGGCGTGCGCGGGGCGGGCCGCATCCTGCACGCCGGGGCGGCAGCTGGGGCACTCGCCCGCGACCAGGTGGTGGTCCAGCTGCCCGCACCATTCGCAGATGCCGATCTCGACGGGGCGCCAGGCGCGGCCCTCGGGCACGGTGTAGGCCACCACCGCCACCCGGCCGGCTTGCTCCAACTGCAGCAGGGTGGCGCGGACCAGGTGCAGCGGCGCCTCCAGGTCGCGCGCCAGGCGCACGGCAGTGACCGGCTCCCGGTGGCGCTCCAGATAGGCGGTGATTTCCCGGACTATCGCCGGACGGCCCCACGCCTCGACGTACACGGCCATCGTCTTCAGGAAAGCCTTGCGGGTGCGGATCGCCGGGCCTTTCATGCCTTCACCTTGCGCGTGAAGAAGCTCAGGAAGGTGCGGCGATGGTGCCGCCGGTGGTGCAGCACTTCGATGGCCGCGCCGTTGCGCCGGGGCAGGTGTTCGATCTCCTGCTCAGCTCGCGCGGCCTCGGCGTCCAGCTGCTGCTGCACGCGCCGCTGTTCGGGCAGCAGCGGGAACGGCTCGAACTCCAGGTGGTCGTACCGGGCCGGGTCGGCCAGGTACTGCTCCAGCGTCACGCCGTGGCGCTTCAGCTGCATGGCCACGTAACGGTCGGCGTAGTGGTTCAGGTAGGCGTCGCTGTAGATGGTCATGACTGCGCCTCCTTCCCCAGCTCGTCGATCCAGTCGTCGATCATCTGTTCGATCATGTCCGCCTCGGTCCAGTCGCCTGCCCGCGCGCGGGCCAGCCGCTCCTTCATTTCGACAAGAAACGCCATGTCCATGTCTCGCCGATCCTGTTGTCGTAGCCTCATTTCAGGGTCTCCTCGCGCCGTTCGCGCTTGCGTGCATCGTGCTGCCTTCCCTCCGGCACCTTCCGGGGTTCAATGACACCCGGCACCCACACGATGGGGGTCTCGCCGCCGAACAGATCCGGGTACATCGGGCCGTACTCCACCGGCTCGGGCTGCTGACGTGGCCGGTTCACGGTTCACCCCCAAGGTCTTGCCAGGCGTCGCGCACATGTTCGGCGGTCGGTCGGGCCGCGCCGGACGTGGCCGCGAACATGCTGGCCAGGCGCAGCGTCTGCGACAGGCCGCGCAGCGCGCCAGGGCGCCGGCCGATACCAAGGCACAACTGGCGTGCCTCGGCGTCGTCGATGCGCCAGGCGTCCAGAAGCGCTAGCACGTCGGCATCCTTGGCGCGTGACAAGCGCACGCGCTTGGCCACTCGGGAAAACAGTTGCGCGAAGCCGACCTGGCGCTGGCCGCCGGTCAGTTGGCTGTACACGATCTCATTGCCAACCAGGGCCAGGCCGATGCCGGCCGCGTCGTGGATGGACCGCACCGCGTCCAGCGCGCAATGGGTCAGGTGCTGCGCTTCGTCGATGACCAGCAGGCCGCGCGTCTCGCGCACGCGCTCAACGATGTTGGCCTCGATCACATGCACCGCGCCGGTGGTGCGGATGCCCAGGGCCTGCGCGATGCGGGTCAGGATTGGGCCGGGCGCCGACACGGCCGGGGTGGCGGTGACCACCCACACGTTGGGCGCGCGGCGCTGGTACTGCTTCAGCGTGCTGGACTTGCCCACGCCGGCGCCTCCGTAGATGACAGACACTGCCTCAGCCATCTGCGAAAACGACAGCGCCGACAGCACTGCGCGCGCCGTGGGCGTCTCCACCCAGCCCGGCTCGGCCGGCAGCGTGGCGGATACCACAGCGGCTGCCCGGCGGCTTTCCAGCCAGCGGCGGGTATCGGCCTCGATGGCGGCCACATTGCCCGCATAAACTCCATTCAGCCATTGGCTAAGGCGTGCCTTGCCGATGCCAGTCAGGCCACTGATCTGCGCTTGGGTCAGACCCTCGGCCTGCATGATGGCCTTGACCTCGCCGATCAGCGCATCGTCGTGCGGGGCGCGGCGGGCAGCCAGTTGCGTCACGTTTTGGTCCATCTGGTATGCTCCTGTTTGCTGGTTGATGGGCCACATGGCCCGTTTGCTACACGCCCCGCGCAGCGCCTACTGCGCGGGGTTTTTCATACCTGGCCGCGCTTCCATTGCTCCATCTGGCCCAGGATGAAGTCGTCGAAGCGGTGCCGCTCGGCGGGCATTTCTCCCTCTGCCTCAGGCACCACATCGCTATTCGCTACCCTCTTGGCCGGCGCCTTCCAGGCGCCGCGCACCACATTGGTCTGCAGGGGCGTCTCGGGGTCCGGCTGGGGATCGGGCATGTAGTCGGCCGCTTCGATGGCCGACATGCGGATCTCGGCCTCGGCCATCTGCTTGGCGGCCTTCAGGCGCTGCTTGTGCTGGCGCCTCCATTCGCGGCCCGCGCTGGTGTCGCCAAAGCCGGCGGCGATCATGCAATCAGCTTGGCCGATGTAGCGGCCGTCCAGTTGGTACAGATGCACGCACTCATGCAGGCTGTCCGGGTCGAATCGCACCACCACCTTGCGGCCGACGTGCTCGATCAGCGCATCGCAGGCGTAGCGGTTGCGCCCGCTCGGCCCCTTGCCAATGGCCAGCGCTACGCTGGCGTCACGCTGCACCGTTACCGCCTCGGCGGCCAGCATCCACATGCGGCGCTGCGCTTCGGTGGCGCGGCGGACCAGGTGGGCGCTGCGCTCGTAGCTGGCGCAGAACGCCTGGTCGAAAGACAGTTCACCGGCGCATATTTCGGTGCGCCGGCCGGCGCGCGCATTCCAGGCGTCGATCTCGCTGCGCAGCACCTGCACGAACACATCCCACTCGACCGCCGTGGACTGGTAGTTCTCGGGCTTGGCCATGACGTTGGGACCGGTGTAGGCCCCGGCGAACTTCGGGTGCTTGTCCACGTATTCGCCGATGCCGCCCACGCCGAAGGCGCGTTCGACCGGCTTGGCCTGGCCGTGGCCCTTGCCGTTATGCACGCTGGTCCAGTGCAGCTTGATGCCCAGCTGCGGCATCAGGCCGACCGGGTCTTCCTCCCGCACCTTGAAGCGGTAGCGCGTCTGCACGCCGGCGGTCAGCCACTTGTTCGCTGCTGCGCGCGTGTTGTCAATGGTCGCGTGTTCCGGGATGCCGTAGTGCTCGATCACGTCGCCTAGGGCCAGGCGGATCATGTCGCTGTGCTCGGTGCGGTCCGTGCGGTAGCCGACGATGCGGCGGCTGTAGATGTCCTGCCAGAACCAGGTCTTAGGACGCCCAATGCTGCCGTCCGGGAACCGGACGAACACGTTGTGCTGGTAGCCGTCCCCGTTGATCCATGCCATCGCGTACAGGTCGCGCACGGTGCGATGCTGCGACGGGTACAGCCGCATCATGGCGTGCTCGCCCTCGCGCTTGAGCACGCGCAGTGTGCGCGGTATCTCGTTCGCCCAGCGGGTGACGGTGCGCTGGCTGGGCACCTTCCAGCCATGCTCGCGCGCGGCTCGGACCATGCGGTCGTAGGCGGTGGCGATTGAAGGTGCCTCGTCGCGCAACCATTCGGCCTTGAAGAAATCCCAGGCACGTTCGTCGCATTCCGCCTTTGCGGTGCGACCCGTATAGGCAGGCACCAGTGCGGCCAGCCAGTCGGCTGAATTCAGCCCGGCCACCATCTTGGTCCAGCGGTAGAGCGTGGCGCGGGACTCGCCGAATACTTTGGCCGTCTCTTCCACCGCGCGCGAACGGCCTGTGCCGGCTGCCACTAGGCGCTCGACGGCCTGCAGCGCGGACAGGCGGCGGGCAGCTTCATCCTTCAGGTTTTGCGGCCGGCGGTCATAAGCGTCCCATAGGCCGGCGCGGTCGGGGGCGGGCGTGGCCGGACGGGCCGGGGCCGCGGGCGCCGTCGGCGCTTCGCGCTTGAGCAGTGTGGCCTGGGTTTCGATGGGGAGCGACAGGAAGGCGTATTCACGTCCGCCCCCGCGCCCAGCGCGCGGCCGATTTTGCCACCCCCCCGCCTTGGCGCGATGATTGACGCCTTGAACCGTGGCAGGCATTCCCGGCAGGCCGGCAAGCTCCTGGGCGGCAAACCATTCACGGGTCATGCGTCATCCTCCCCGCCGAACAGGTCCAGTTCGGGCGCGGCGCTTTTCCGCACGTTCTCGCGGTGGCCAGCCAGTTGCATCATGGCCAGCGTCACGCCCTGCAGGACGTTCTCGGGCTTGGCCTCGTCGCGGTAGAAGCTGGTCAGCAGGGAAACGGCGCTGTTGAGTGCATTCTGCAGATCCAGTAGGTCGCGCTCCCCAGCGGCGCGGCCAGCCGGTATGTCTATCACCAGCTTTTGCGCGCTGACTGCGATGTACTGGGTGACGAATGTGGCATCGCATGCAAACTCGAACGGTCGAATGCGCTTGCTGGGGATGGACCCCTCACTCATCCACTTGTAGATCACCCACTCGGACACGCCGACCAGTTCTGCCACTCGCGCGACGGAGCGGTTGTGCTTGTGGAGCGCGTAGTCCAGGCACAGGCGGATGGCCTCTTGCATAGTCGCGGCTTGGCGCGGCTTCCAGCGGCGGCGAGTCATTTGCACCCCCCGCTGGCGGACAGGGTCCAAATAAAACCATCCGCTGCATCTAGCTGGGCGAAGGGCGCGCCATTAATCTGTTCGCTTTCCCTAGCCCGGAGCACGATCATGCACATACGGCCTCCCTCTGTAGCGCTTTTTCACTGGGGGAACGCCCAGGACCGCTATACTTTTCTGCGTAGCGGCTCGGCCAGATTTCGGCCGGACTAAGCCCAATCGCGTCGGCGATGATCTTTTCCCCCTTTGGCCATGGCCGCACGAGGGGAATGGTTAGCGTTGTCGGCGACGAGTAGCCGTGGGCCTTAGCAAGCCGCCGGAGCGACCACCCGGCCTTCTCCAATGCCGCCTTTATGTCGGCACGGTGCCAATCCCGGAAGGCCGTTTTTTTGCCGAAATTCGTTTAGTCATGTCGGCATTCTAGCTCTATAGAGCTTGTACAACAAGCGTTTTAGAGCTTTCAAGTACAGCAGCGGTGTTCGGCGTTAGGCTTTTGGGGATAAATCCAAATAAATCAATTGGTTATAAACAAGATGAAAGCTGCTAAGAAAGATGAAACCGCGCTTTCTAGTTCCGCTAAAGAACTTGAAAATAGCTTTATAGAGCGAATGGAGGTGTGTGCCGAGCGTGCCGGCAGCGTTACTGCGCTAGCTCGGAAGGCCCGCATTTCGCAAAGCGGCATCAGGCGGTACTTTTCGGGGGGAGAACCTACGCGGCCGCACCTGGTGGCGCTGGCCAAGGCCGCCAAGGTGGATTTGGTATGGCTGGCTACTGGAGAGGGAGAACCGGAAAGGTCGGAGCTAGGCCGGCTTCAGGTATCGGCCACAAAGGTCGATCTGGAGCTGCTCGAAAAGGTGGGGCGAACAACGTTTGAAGAGCTGGCACGCCGCGAAATCGCCCTAGACCCTACCGCCCAGGCACGCCTGATTCGCGTGCTATATCGCCACTTTTCAAGCCGACACGAACCGCCAGATCACGCTACAGTAAGTAACATCATTGACTTGGCGGCGTTTCGTAGCGGCCAACAGGCAGGGGCGGAGCATGAGCGAAGACATCGACTTAGACAGGGAGATTCGGGAGATACTTGA